GTGACCCGAGCCAAATCCTTCGCTTTGTTGACCCTTGCCCTGGCCATCACCGGCTGCGCCAGCGGCACCTCGCCTCACCACAACAGCAACCTGGGCTGGAACCACCCCGGCATGCAACTGGGCGGCGACAACGGCCTGCCCCTGCGCACCGAAAGCCCCTGCCGCAAGCGCGGCTGCGACAACGACAAGCTGTTCTTCAACCCGGGCAAAAGCGAGCCAAGCGTCAACACCATCCACCGCGGCTGGTAGGAAAATTCTCCTTTTGGGCCGGTGACTTAGGTCTTTTGCGAACATTCGCAAGGAAGTGGTTTACAGGCGCCAAACGATCGTTATAATGACGCCCCATTGCCGGTATAGCTCAGATGGTAGAGCAACTGACTTGTAATCAGTAGGTCCCGGGTTCGATTCCTGGTGCCGGCACCATATTTTTCAAGGGCTTACGTGCGCTTGGTGAGGTGAAACCTAGCCTCTACGTAACAACGCACGTAACAAGCCTCCCCGTTTCACCCCCTTCGACCTAATCAGCATCAACGCGTGCAACACCTTGTTAACGCGTGCGCATGCACCCGCGTCTAGACCCAGCCTTCCAATGTATGGGCAGGCCTAGAAAAAAGAGTAACATCAGTAATCCTGACCGTTTTCTCTCCCGCAGCCCTTGATTTTCGCGGCCTCAGCTCAAATCCAGAAAGTAATTTTTAAGTAACCTATAAGTAATCAGATTACTCTTTCTTTGAGTGATATTTTCCTTTCAGCAAACCCTTTAAAATCAAGGGCTTAGCGAAAAATTACCTTTCCCATTACCTTTCTATTACCTCTTCTTGTAACCAGCGAAGCCCAGTGAATACGGGGCCTCCAGCACTATCCATCCCCCACGGTTACGCTTGTTACTCTTTTTTCGAGACCACCCCCTACCTCTGCCAAATAACCCTTCAGGATCAGCTCTACGCCGTTCAAATACCGCTTGGGTGCAGGGATTCGCAGAAGACCAGACGCACCAGTTCTCCCCAGCAGCCCAATAGCCAGGCCGACTGAGCAACTGCGCAGGGGTGCGGAAATTCCGACACGTTTAGCCCGCAGGCGTGGCGGGGGGACGAGGGCGCGCGCCGGGCGTGGAACGACTTGCTGGCCGCTCCCGCGCTAGGCAAACTGCTCAACGCAGTGCCTCCCCTGGACGAAACATCGCAAGGAACGCGTCGATGACCATCCCCGTTCTGTTTGAGTTTGATGCGCTGCCGGTACGAGTGATGACCGGTGAAGATGGGGAGTATTGGTTTTGCGCCAAGGACATCTGTGCGGTGCTCGGCTACACCAACTCAAGGCAGTCAACTGCAGACCACTGCCGCGAGAAAGGTGTATCTAAACGATACACCCTCACGGAACAGGGCAAGCAGGAGCTGCAGTTCATAGATGAGGGCAATCTCTACCGCTTGATCATCAGGAGCCGGAGGGAAGAGGCCAAGCGCTTTGAGTCATGGGTATGCGATGAAGTATTGCCAATGCTGCGAAAGACTGGCGGGTACCAGCTGGGGAGTCGTTCGACGGCAGCTACTCGCATTGCTCACCACAGACTTCGCCTCGCACTAGGTAAAGAGCTTTACCGCACCGCCGACCCAGGGCTACGCACGCTCATTCACCAGCAGCTGGCTGATGTGTCCAATGCGTTGGGCCTACCTACCCCGGAGATCGACACCCTAGGTCGCACGGCCCCCGTTGCGCCGGAGATCCTAAAGTCTTTCTGGGAAGCTTTGTCTTATCTCGACGGCATAGGAGTGGACTATAACCACACCAGCCGCTCCAACGTTCTAGCGGTCAATTTGCCAGAGCTCGCCCGCTTGCTCATGGAGAATGGTCAGTCGCTTCGATTCGACACGGCCCTACGTGAGGCCATGTGGAAAAGCCGCTCACCCCGATGTCTACACAAAAACATCGCAGTTCACAGTCGATTAACCGGAGCTACTATCAAATGCTGGGTTTTTGAACGATTGACAGAATGAGGATGTATGTAGAAATTCGACACATTAAGTCTGAGGCCCTCGTAGAAACGGGGCGCGACCGGGCCCTAGTTCGCGGAAGCACCATATTTCTGCTCGGCAAACCCCAACCCCAAAGCAAAACTCTGCTCAAGAAGGTAAAACAATGAAACTTGATGCACATAAGGTTGAGTCTGTTCTAAACGATGCGCTTTCAGCCGTGCAGAAGCACGATATTGGCCTGGGGGCGTTTCATGCTGCTGGCTACGCACGTGGCGCGATTGAAACATTAAGAAATCTAGGTCTCATAAGCTCCGTTGAATTCAATCGATTGGAGCGAGAAGTAATGATCAAGGAAGCTGATGCCGATATGGCAGATGCATTAGATCGCAACGACTATAGCTAGAGGCTGCAATGATCGAAAAACCAAACAACGCTGAAGAAACAATGATCATCGTCAGGGAGGCGATCAAATTTATCCGAGGGAACAAAGAATTTGCTAAATGGCATCATGCTAATGTCCATGGATTGATCAGTGCATTTTCTATCGTAGGCCTACTAGACAAAGCGCATATTAAAAGGCTGAACATTGAAGCTGATGATGCGCTGGAGAATGTCACTCTGGCTCACTTCCCTAAACAGGACATTTAGTGGAGCACTAGGACGAACCGCTCCAACAAGGCAAAGGCACCTAAGCATCACTGTAGATGACAACCAGTTAACAAAATAGCCAAAATGCCTGCTAGGCATGACATGATAAATACCGGAGAACACATGGAAGTTGACACAACAATAAAATTGGCCGGAGTGGTTTTAGCTCTATCCGGTTGGACGAAGGTTTATTTAGACCACATTGGAAACCGGCCTAAATTTGTCGGTCGCATATTAGGCGTACTCAAGGGGCAGCTTCACTATAAAGGTCAGACATACACAAGCTTACTTCTTTATCCGTATATCACTAATGCGAGAAAGAATGAGGTTCACATCCTTGAATATGAGCTCTTCTACAAAGAAAAATGGTACAGCTCTTGGAAACGTGCTGCTAGAGCTTACGGGTTAGAGAACCATGCCGACATCTCTTCAACATCTATTGGGGGTGAAAAATTAAGCTTTGGCAAATTAAAAGAAAAACTGATTTACGCTGAAGGTGGCATAGTAAAGCATGGAGTTCCACTCCATGGATGGATACCTTTTTTAGGGCCATCTGATTTCTATACAATAAACGCGCACAAGTACAAGTTGATTCTTACAGATGCATTTGGAAAAAAACATTCGCTCGCATTAGTAAAAAACAAAGGAGTCAGCCCCCACATACTCATGGAACTATCAACCATGTCCCTACCAGAGCACATGTTCGACGAAAATCTTCGCAAAAGAAAATTCGAAGATCGACCAGGATAGTTTTAGTTTAGCGGCACTCAATTTTTGGCGCCTTGAGAGGCGCCAAGTTAGCTATTGAATTGTCAGTTTGAATCACCAATTTCATAAGGCTTAAAACTGACCACTTCTTCCCCTAGCCAGTCGTTAATTTGCAACAGCCTCGCTTGTTCAGGCTCTAGCTCATTCATCGCCCAGACCTGAGTTGCATCGCGTACTGAGCCAAACCCACCAGCGTTCTGCGGTACCACACCCATCAGCTGCGGAGGTATCCGGAGCATGGCCAACTGGTCATCGCGGCTGATGTTCTTGATCGCGCCGAAGTCATCCTTGGCCGCCACCTCGCTGATCGGGATGAGCTGGATACCGTCCTTCTTACCGTTGGGCGCGTACATGAAAAGGTTGCGGAAGTTACCCGGTCCCTTGCTGCTCTTCATGGCCTTGCGCAGGTCGTCGACGAAGTCTTCGTTCTGGGCAGCATCGGTCATGTACAGAATGAACCCCGCATGGCTGCCGTTCTGGTAGTACTTGCGTCGGAACAGGGTTGCCGCCTCGTTGAGCAATGCGGCCTGCAGCGCCGGCAGCCACTCGGGCAGGCCGTACACCTCCTGGTTGATATCGGCCACGCGCAGGTGACAGATGCTGCCCGGCCGAAATTCGTACTCATCCCGCCAGCCGCGTACCTGGTAGTAGGTCTGCAGATCGGAACTGCGGCGCATGTACTTGGCCAAACACGGCCGCAGGCCGAGGGTGTCGCGCAGCATGTTGTCACGCTTTTCCAGGTACAGGTTTCCCGACCAGCCAAGATCCATGACGATCTGCTCGAAGGCCTGCCGGTTCAGCAGCCTGTGGGGCTTGAAGGTCCTGGCCAGGGCGTTGCGCTTGAAGATCAGGCCAGACTGCAAGTAGACGCTGGCCTTCGATGACCGGGCCAAGCCGTCCAGGGAGACCGGCGGTTCATACCAGCGGCCATTGTCGTAGCACTCCAGGTAGTCCAGGATTTCTCGCCCGTCCAGGACCGGTATCGGGTCGCCGAAGGTGAACGCCTCTGCCCGGGCGCTGGGGTTGGCGAGCAGCTCACCCGTAGGCGCCGGCAAGGCGCCGGCCTGATCGATATTGCCCATCAGAAGATCTCCATGATGCGTGTATTGGTTGCGGTCTGGCCTTCAAGCGGCTCGTTGTGAAGCGCGTGGAAGAGCGCCCAGGCCAGGTCGGCGTGGCCAGTGGCCTCATTCCGGCCCGCGGTGTATGTGAATTGGCGACCACCGGGGGTGATGGTCTTGCGAATGGCCATCAGCGACTGGGCAATGTCGGTTGCGCCGGCATCGAATTGCAGGCGGCCCTTGCTGATTACGTCCCAGGCCTTCATGACTAGGCGTGTTTTGACCTCGGGGTTGTAGCTGAAGGTGCGCAACGCCGGGAAGAACTGGCGCACCAGCTGCGCGACGGCGCTGCCCATGCCGGTCGTATCGATGCCGATGTAAGCCACGTTGTAGCGTTTGGTGATCTGGCGAATGGTCTCGGCCTGGGAATTGAAGTCCATCCCGCGGAACTGGTGTTTCTCCAGGACGAAGAACTTCCCTCCCGGCACCAGTGGCGGGGCCACCACCACCAGGCCGGCCGAGTCGCCGGTCTCCGCCGGATCGTAGCCCACCCATACCGGACGTTCACCGTAGGGCCTGGCAGCAAACGGGCTGTAGCCTGGCCAATCCCAGCTTTCCACCATGCACGGCTGCAACATGCTCAGCGGGAAAATGCTCTGCCCATCATCCACGAACTGGCACATGAGCAAGTTCTGGAAGGCGGCAGCATCGTACTCAAGCTTCAGTTCATCCAGGTCGAATAGGTCGCATCCCCTGGCTTCGGCGTCCATGATCGTGACGATCTGACGCCAGATCTTGTCCTCGCAGAGCCGTCCCTGCTGCAGCGCCTCATGAGTCACATCCAGCTGGATATGCTGGGCGGTCGGTTTGCCCTTGTTGATCCGCTCACCGGTCCACCAGGTGTACGCCGGGTGAGCCATGCTGCTCGGCGTCGAGAAATAGGTCTTGCGCCACCTCTTGTGCAGCGCCATGCCCGAGGCGACTTTGTTGATCTCGGCGAAGCCGTGCACCCAGAAGAATTCGTCAAAGTAGAAGTTGCCTGATCGGCCCTGGGCGGTGCGGAAGTTAGTGCCCAGGAAGTGCAGCTCGGCGTTGTTCCAGAGCACGATGGGGTCGCCGGTAAGCTTGATGCCCAAGACCTCATTGAGGAATGCCTGCATGTACGTCTTGAACTGGTGGGCCTGGGCCTTGCTGGCCGACAGGAAAAGCTGGTTGCGGCCGGTCGTGATGGCGTCAATCAGCGCTTCCCGGGCGAAGTAGAACGTGGCGCCGATCTGCCGGCTTTTGAGGACCATCCGGGTACGCTGGTTACCCGCGCGGTACCAGTCGAGCTGGTAATCGAAACAGCTGTCCCGGAACGCCTCGACCAGTTGCTCGATCTGGTCCTCGTCCAGCTCGTTGCGCTTGGGCTGCTTCTTCGGTCCTTCGTTGCGCTTGGCGATGTTCGGGTTGAGGTCGGTTTCGGTACCCCCGCCCTGGTAGCGCTGAATGCGTGCCTGCCGCTCCAACTGGCGGTGCAGTAGATCGATCTCCTTGAAATCGCCACTGGTCTTGCCGTCCTTGAGGATCAGCTGCACCAACCGCGCCTCCAGCGCGCCCCCGATACGCTCGACGTTGTCCGCCCTATCCCATTCGTCTCGGGCCTTCCAGCTGTGGACGGTCTTCTCTTTCTCGTCCAGGTAAGCGGCGATATCGGTGATGCGCCAACCCGTCCAGTACATGAACTTGGCTTGGCGGCGCGGATCGAGCGTGGGTTGGGCGGTAGTGTTCATGGCGCCGATGCTGCCGCTCGCGCGCGTATTCACCCACTGGCGCCCACTGTAGCCGTGAGGCCTACAAGTGCAGCACGTTGCCGCTGGTGTCCCGGCTGCGGACCATGCCCCTCATCGCAAGGCACAACGCCACCGCACTGAGGACTGCCCACATGGCCGCAAGCAACGCCCCCGCCAAGAACTACCGCTCCGACTGGTTCCGCATCTTCGTCGAGGGCGCAACCACTGACGGCCGCACCATCGAACGCTCCTGGATCGAGCAGATGGCCGCGACCTATGACCCGAAAACATACGGTGCCCGCCTCAATTGCGAGCACATCCGCGGCCTGGGCCCGGACAGCCTGTTCGGTTCGTTTGGCGATGTGCTGGCCCTGAAGGCCGAAGAGGTTGAGATCGGTGGCGAGAAGAAGCTCGCCCTGTACGGGAAGATCGAGCCAACCGCGAGCCTGATCGAGCTGAACAAAAAGGGCCAAAAGATCTACACCTCGGCAGAGGTTCAGCTCAACTTTGCCGAGTCGGGCAAGGCCTATCTGGTCGGCCTGGCGGTCACTGACAGCCCGGCCAGCCTGGGCACTGAAGCCCTCAAGTTCAGCTCGCAGAGCGGCTTGGCCGCTCGAAAGCAGCACCAGGACAACCTTTTCAGCGCCGCTGAAGAGGTCTCCCTCAAATTCGAGGAAGTCGTCGAAACCCCATCCATGTTCGCGGCATTGCGCGACAAGGTCGGCGAACTACTCGGCAAGAGCAAGGACAAGGAAGGCAAGGATGCCGCCAGCTTTACCGCCCTGGGCGAGCTGATCGAACAGATCGCAACCCATGGCGCCGAGCAGGCCGAAGCCTTCACCGCGGAGAAGAACGCCCGCGAGAAGCTCCAGGCCGACCACGACAAGCTTTCCAAGGACTTCAACGAGCTGGTCAAGCGCCTGGGCGAAACCGAAGACCACTCCCAGACGCAACGCCCACCAGTGACCGGTGGCGACGGGCAGATCCAGGCCGAGTACTGATCCCCGTAGCCCCACAGACCACCAGTTCGGAGACCCACCATGCAAAAAGCAACCCGGATCGCCTTCAATGGCTACCTGACCAATCAGGCCAAAATCAACGATGTCAGCTCGGTGACCGAGACTTACACCGTGGCACCGAACCCTGCGCAGAAGCTGGAGACTGCCATTCAGGAATCCAGCGCGTTCCTGAAAAAGATCAACATCATCGGCGTGGACGAAGCGGAGGGCGAAGCCATCCTGCTAGGTGTGAATGGCCCGACCGCAGGCCGGACTGCCACTGGCTCTGGCAAACGCCGTCAACCTCGTGACGTTGCAGCGCTCACCGCTGACACCTACGCCTGCAAGAAAACCAACTTCGATACCGCCACCCCATACGCACGGCTCGACGCCTGGGCGAAGTTCAAAGACTTCCAGACCCGCTTGTCAGGCTCGATCGCTCAGCAGCAAGGCCTGGACCGCATCATGATCGGTTTCAACGGCACCAGTGCTGCGGCTGACACCGACCTGACCGCTAACCCGTTGCTCCAAGATGTCAACGTCGGTTGGCTGCAGAAGATGCGTGAGCGTGCGCCCGAGCGCGTCATCGATGAAGGCAAGGCCGCCGGTAAGGTAACCATCGGCGCTACTGGCGACTACAAGACTCTCGACGCCTTGGTGTTCGACGCCATCCAGCTGCTCGACCCATGGCATCGCAAGCGCTCCGACTTGGTCGTCATTGTTGACCACGCTCTGCTGCACGAAAAGCAACTCAAGGCACTGGAAAATGGTGCTGCTTCCAACCAGGAAGCCAACGCAGCGGACGACATCATTGCTAAAACTCGCCTGGGTGGCCTGCCGATCGAGTACGACGCCCCGTTCTTCATCGAGGGCGGTGTCTGGGTAGGCCCTTTGTCCAACCTGTCGATTTACTACCAGAACGAGAAGCGCCGTCGTCATGTGCGCGATGAACCGGACGCCGACCAGATCGCCGACTACCAGTCGTCGAACGAGGCGTATGTAGTGGAAGACTTCGGCGCCTGCGCCCTGGTCGAGAACATCGAGAAGGTCTAACCATGTCTCTGACCCTCGCCCAACGTACCCGACTGCGCAAGCTGGCCGCCAAGGACGCGGCCGCCACTGCACCGGCGGCCATGATGGAAGGCCTGACCAGCTATGAGCTGATGCTCGCAAAGCTGCAGCAGGACCAGCTGCGCCTCAAGCAGGTGCAGTCGAAGCAGGCCAAGGCCAGGCTCAAGAACATTCTGTTGCCCGATTACGTCCCGTATGTCGTCGGCATTCTTGAGGCTGGCAAAGGTGCACATGATGACGTGCTGACCACCGTGATGATCTGGCGCTTCGATGCTGGTGATTTCCCGGGTGGCCTGGACATTGCCGAGTATGTGCTGAAGCACAACCTGCCAACCCCGAACCGATTTTCCCGAACCACGGGCTGCCTGATCGCCGAAGAAGTCGCCACGGCCGCGCTCAACGCGCAGAAGGCCGGCGGCACTTTTCCTGTGGACGACCTGCTCCGCACCGCCTTGCTCACGGAAGAGCAGGACATGCCAGACGAAGCCCGGGCCAAGCTCAAACTGGCGCTGGCTCGGGCAACCCTGCAGGGCCTCGACGAGAGCAACCCGGGCTCGCCTGGCCAAGTGGAAGCGGGCGTCGAGCTGCTGCAACACGCTATCAAGCTCGACAACAACTGCGGCGGCAAGAAAGACCTGGAGCGCGCAGAGCGCCTCCTCAAGAAACTCGCTGGCCCTGCCAGCTAACCGAGCGTCCCACGCAACCCGGCGGCTCGGCGCGGATCAGTGGCCATTGGCTCAGCTGTGAAGCCCCGACCACCGCCGACCTATTCAGAGCACGACCATGAGCGGATTCATTGCCGGCGGCCTGGTACCGAGCGAGTCGGTGCCGGGCATCCACATCAACAGCGACCCCTTCTGGCCGTCCATCGACCTGGACAAGCTGCGGCAAGCCCTGCGCATTGATTCCAGCGTCACCCCTGCCCGTCTCGAAACCGCCGTAGTCGCAGCGATCATCAGCGTCAACCGAGACCTGGCCAAGTGGCGGTTCGCCAGACAGGCCGAGGGCTTCACTACCCTGGCCACCGTCCCAGGCGACGAGTTCCTCAGCGACGTTGAGCGCACACACCTATACGTCCGCGCTGTCGAGTGTGCCGCCGGCGCCGAGGTCTGCGAGCGGTACCGCGGTTACGACACTACCGTCAGCGGCAGTAAGAACGCCGACGAATCGGCGCCGACCATCGATGACTACCGCCGCGATCAACGCTGGGCCATCCGTGACTTCCTGGGCAGATCGCGCACCACCGTGGAGCTGCTGTGATGGCTGAGCAAAAGCGAACCCAGCAAAACGACACTGTCGATGCACTGTGCTGGCGTCACTACGGCCGAACTGCTGGGGTGGCCGAAGCCGTCCTCGATGCAAATCCTGGCCTGGCCAGCCACGGCCCGGTGCTGCCCGCCGGCCTTCTGGTCACGCTGCCCGATATCCAGACAACTGCGCCCGAACGCCAGACGGTGAGCCTATGGGACTGACCGTACACACCACTTCACCAAGGAAGGAAAAAAATGCCTGACCGCCCCGAGAGTTGGGCTTGGCTCGCTGCCTGGCTCGAACACAACTGGCCCGCCGTGTACGCCGGCGGCCTTGCCATCGTCATCGCAGCCCTTCGGGTGATCTATGGCGGTGGCGGAATCCGCCGAGTGGCGGTTGAGGCCCCGCTGTGCGGTGCCCTGGCGCTTTCGGCTAGCCATGGACTGTCCTTGATCGGCATTCCGATCAGCGCAGCTCCGTTCTTCGGCGGCGTCATCGGTTTGCTGGGCGTCGAGTTCACCCGCGCCACCGCGAAGAAGTTCTTCACACGCAAAGAGGAAACCGCCACATGATCACACTTCGTCACGGCGATCGCTCTCAAGCAGTTCGCGACCTACAGCGCAAGCTGAATGCCAAGGGCGCCAAGCTTGGGACCGATGGCGACTACGGTGACGCCACCGAAGACGCTGTACGCGCCTACCAGCTCAAGGCCGGCCTGGTATCGGATGGGGTGGCCGGGCCAAAAACTCAGGCCAGCCTGATGGGACTGGACGTCCGGAAGCTGCTGAAACACTCGGACCTGGTCAAAGCCTCCCAGCGGCTTGGCATCCCAGTAGCCGCGGTCTATGCCTTGAACGAGGTTGAATCCCAAGGTTGCGGATTCTTCGACAACGGCAAACCAGTCATCCTGTTTGAGCGCCACGTGATGTACGAACGCCTGCAGGTGGCACGGGATCCGGCAGATGACCAGGAGCAACTGCAACTGCGCGCAGCCGACCTGGCCAAGCAGGTGCCTAACCTGATCAACCCCAAGACCGGCGGTTATATCGGAGGCACTGCTGAGCATCAGCGCCTCGCCCAGGCGAGCCAGTTCGACGAACAAGCCGCGCTGGAGTCGGCCAGTTGGGGTGGCTTCCAGGTGATGGGCTACCACTGGAAAAGGCTCGGCTACTCCAGCGTCCAAGACTTTGTGACGGCCATGAAACGTAGCGAAGCGGACCAGCTGGACGCCTTCGTGCGGTTTATCGAGACCGACCAGGTGCTGCACAAGGCGCTCAAAGCGTTGAAGTGGGCGACGGTAGCCAAGCTCTATAACGGCCCCAACTACCAGCGAAACCTGTATGACGTGAAGCTTCAACGTTCCTTCGAGCGCCACCAGGACCGTGCGCTGGTGGCGGCGTAATGAACTACAGCGGCGTAACACTGACCGTCGCCATCGCGCTCGGCTTGTGGGGTTGGGGTCAGCAGAGAATGCTCACGACCTCCCAAGAAAACGCGCAGCGCCTGGAAGAGCAGCGTGATCGAGCCCAAGGTGATGCCGACCGAAACCTCGCCAACACCACCGAACTCATAGCCACCCTGACAGCCGTTCGTGACGGTCAAGTCAAACTGCTGACGCTCCAGGGCGAGCTGCGCACAGGCTTGGCGAAGCGCGAGCAGCAGATCGAGGACCTCAAGCATGAAATCAAGGAACTGCAGGAATGGGCTGACCGGCCTTTGCCTGATGCTGCTCGCCGGCTGCGGCAGCGCCCCGCCATCACCGGCGCCGACGCTTACCGTCAATGGTTGTCCAGTGGTGGTGCCGTGCACCCTGCAAGCGACATCCCCGAGCCGCAACGGCCAGTTGCTGACTGACCAAGAGCGTACCGAACTGGCCTGGGCCGAATGTGCCGCCCAGGTCGATCTCGTTTACCAGCACCAGGTGACCCATGGACAAGCCCAATAGCCTTCGCGAGCACCTGCTCGCAGCAGTACCAGGACTGAAGAACAACCCCGAGCGCCTGATCATGTTTGTCGATGCTGGCAAGGTGAGGTGCACTGCGGCTGCAAGCCTGTCCTTCGAATATGGATACACCTTGCAGATCATGCTGACCGACTTCGCCGGCCACCCGGACAGCGTCATGCTGCCGATCCTGGGCTGGGCAAGGGTCAACCAGTCGGAGCTGATGGCGAATCTGGATAAGTCAGCCGAAGGGATCAAGTTCGAGGCCGACATCCTGGATGGCTCCAAGGTCGACATGAGCATCACCTTGGCGCTGACCGAACGCGTGGTGGTGAAGCGCCAGGACGATGGGAAGTTCCAGGTGACCCACGCTCCCGAGCTGCCGTATGAGCCTTTCGTAGAACACGGCCCAATGAGCCTGTATGCGGGTGGCGAACTTGTGGCGGAGTGGCAGCCACCCGCCCCGGCAGAGGCCATGGCACTTCCGGCCATGCACCCGCGGCGTCCAGCCCATGGCTAGCCTCAACGACCTGGAGGACTTCGCCGGGCCGCTATTGCAGCGGCTTGAACCGGCTGGCCGCATCAAACTGGCCCGCACCCTTGCGCAACAGCTGCGCCGGCAGCAACAGACGCGGATCGCAAGCCAGCGGAATCCCGACGGCACCCCGTTTGCCCCGCGACGGCCCCACAAGCTGCGCGAAAAGGTCGGCCGGGTGAAGGCCAAGGCCAAGATGTTCCAGAAGCTACGCCGGGCGACTTACCTGAAGGCCAGCGGCGATGCAAAAGGCATCGGGGTCGGTTTCTCCGGACGGATTGGCCGCATAGCCCGCGTGCACCAGTACGGACTGCGCGACAGAATCGCCGCTCGCGGGCCAACGGCTCAGTACGAAGAACGTCAGTTGCTGGGCGTCAGCAGCGCGGATCTGGAAAGCCTCAAGGACGCCATTCTCTCCCACCTCAGCCTGTAGGCCCCCGTGTTACAAGCGCAGCGTGCTGCGCTTGCGCGTGCGTGGCGCGACCATCGCGCCATGAACTCAATCGCCGAAATCAGCCGTCTACTCGAAAACCTGCTGCGCCTGGGCACGATTGCCGAGGTGCAGCACGCGCCGCCGCGCGTAAAGGTTCGAACTGGCGGCATTCTGACTACCTGGTTGCCCTGGCTCGCCCCGCGAGCTGGTGCCGACAGGGATTGGGATCCGCCCACAGTAAACGAGCAGGTGATCCTGCTGTCCCCCAGCGGACAACTGGCCAACGGCATCGCGATCACCGGCTTGTTCAGTGACCAGATCCCGGCCAACGGCGATCGCGCAGGCCTCAAACGCCGAACCTACGCCGATGGTGCTGTGGTCGAGTACGACAGCGTCGCCCATCACCTGCGCGCGATTCTGCCGGCCGGTGGCACCTCCGAGGTAATCAGCGACGGCGGGATCCGCATCGTCGGCGACATCGTGCATGAAGGGAACTACACCCAGACCGGCAACCAGAAAGTCACCGGCAAGGTGGAGGTGTCGATCGACGTCATCGCCGCAGGCATCAGCCTGGTCGAGCACCCGCACGACGAAGTAATGCCTGGGAAAGGCCTGAGCGGGAGGCCCGTCAAATGAACAGACACACCGGCGAGCCCATCTCGGAAGACGCCCACATTGCCCAGTCCATCGAGGACATCCTGACGACTCGCATCGGTACCCGGGTAATGCGCCGCGACTACGGCGCCCTCGTACCCGAACTAATCGACCAGCCACTCAATTCGGTCAACCGCCTGCGGCTATACGCCGCTTCGGCCGTGGCGATCATGCAGTGGGAGCCGCGTATCACCTTGGCAGCCGTGCGTCTGGACGTCGATTCCCTGTCGGGTAGCGCCATGCTGGATATCGAGGCGAAGAAAAACGACACCAATGCGCCCTTGAACATTCGAACGCCAATCCAGTTGGGGGCTTTCCAATGACCGCCACCCGCATGATCGACCTCAGCCTACTGCCCCCACCAGATATCGTGGAGATGCTCGACTTCGAAGCGCTCCTGGTCACACGTAAGGCCCAATACCTGGGCAGCTATCCCGTGGCCGAACAGCCTGCTATCGCTGCGCGGCTCGCCTTGAAGTCAGACCCGGTCACCAAGCTGCTCGAGGAGAGTACTTATCGCGAGCTGGTGCTCCGCCAGCGCGTGAATGACGCGGCTAAAGCCAGCCTTCTCGCGTATGCCGAAGGCTCGGACCTAGAGAACCGCGCCGCCGATTACGGCGTGCAAAAACTCACCCTGCGCCCGGCGGACCCGGACGCAGTGCCCCCAGTATCCGCGGAGATGGAAAGCGACGAAGCATTGCGATACCGCACCAGGTTATCGCTGGAGGCGCTGTCCAGCGCCGGTAGCCGCGGGGCGTATGAGTTTCATGGGTTGAGTGCTTCCGCCAACATCGCCAGTGTGTCAGTGGACTCCCCCCGATTCAGCGGCGTGGCGGTGCCCGATGAGCTGAAAGCCCTGCTCCCGGACGGTGCCATTGTCCTAGTGTGCGATTACACCGCCGGCCTGACCGATCCCTTGCCGGGCGACGTATCCCTGGCCGTCCTGCCCCGGGTTGATAGCCAAGAAACGCCAGAGGATCTGGTCGCCAAGGTTCAAGCTGCCCTTTCCGCCGAGAGCGTGCGGCCCGTTACCGATCGGCCCCGGGCGCAGTTAGGCCAGCCGGTCAATTTCGAAGTGCTGGCCATCTTGGAACTGGAGGCGGGCCCAGAGCCTTCTGTGGTCAAGGCTGCATCCCGGGCAAGCCTGGACAAAGCTATCGCTGCAGCCAGGGACTTGGAGGGTCAGCTGTCGCTGTCAGCGGTCTATGCGGCCTTGCATGTGCAAGGTGTCCGCCGGGTTGACTTGAAGAAACCTACAGCTGAAATCGTGTGCGATAAGCGCCACTACCCCGAGTGTGTGTCCATCTCCCTCAGCACGAAGGTGGTCGCATGAGCATTCTGCCATCAAATTCCACGTTCCTGGAGCGGGTATTAGAAGCTGCCCGGGACCATGAACTTGATCCAGACGTTATCCGTGGGGTCGCTGACTCGGCACGCTGCCCGGCGAACTTCTTACCCTGGTTGGGATGGGCGCTGAAGGTTGAAGGCTGGGAAGCGGCGTACACCGACGACCAGCGCCGGGAGCTGATCAGCGAGGCAATACCGGTACATCGCACCAAGGGCACGGTCGGCGCTATCCGGCGGGTGCTCAAGGCTGTGCGGGTCAACGCGGATTTCAAAGAGTGGCACCAGATCCCCAACGCGGCGCCCTATACGTTCCAGGTCACGGCCTGGGCTAACGAAAACCGGCCGGGCGAAGGTTCGATCATCTCGCCGCAACTGGAGCAACGCCTGCGTGCCTTGGTCGACGCGGCCAAGAACGAGCGAAGCCACTACACCTTTCGGCTTGGCGCCCGGTTCGATGGCGGTCTGCTCGCGGCCGGGGTCAGTCAGGGCCAACTGCTGCATCGCAAAACGGTGGAGCCTGCGCCCGTTCCGGTTGATCCATCGGCGCAGGCCCTGCAGTTCGCCAACGCCACCCAGGCGCGGGGGCTACACCGGCTGACGATGGAAATGCCGGTGGTACCGATTCCGCGTTCTGAGCAGGCGCTGCAGCTGGCCAGCGTTACCCATGCGCGCGCTGTGACTCGGGGTTATGCCGAGGCGCAGCCCGTTCCGATCCATTCCGAAGCAACCGTGCTGACCGCCAATGCGGTACAGGCTCGCATTGTCGTGCGCGGCACGATGGAGGCTGTTTTATGAGTACCCCTTTACAACCAGTGATCACCAAGAAAGGCCTGGCGGCGGTCTGGAATGCTACCAGCACGGGTCTCTCTGCCGAGATCACCCACATCGCACTTGGCACGTCGGGCTACACCCCGACCAACGAGCAAACCAGCTTGCGCACCCAAGTGGCCAAGTACCCCATTGCCGGCGGTGAGCGGCTGAGTGACAGCCTGATTCACATCACCGCCCTCGCTGATGGCCCGGCCGCGTTCTGGGTGCGTGAAATCGGCTTTCTGTTGGCCGATGGCACCCTGCTGGCGGTCTGGTCGCATGCGACTGATGCGCTGACCTACAAGCCGGCCAATACCGATTTGCTGCTGGCCTACGATCTGTCCTTGACGGCGCTGCCGGCGGATAGCGTGACCATCGTCAGCAGCCCGGCGGGCCTGAACCTGTCTTTGGCGGCGCCATTGGCGGCCATGGCCAGTGCCCTGGTCGGTGAGCAGCTGCGCAGCCTGCAGCAGCAAGACCAGATCACCGATCTGGCCCGGCAGCAGCAAAGCGCCGCCGAGCAGACGGCACGACAGCTGGCCAGCCTCACCGAACGCTTGGGCACTGCCGAGTACCGGCACTCGCTCGACCATGAGGGGGCATTGGCTGTCGGTATCCGCGCGGCCGAGGCTGCGTTGAGCGAGCAACTGCGCAGTCTGGACCTTCAAGACCAGATCGCGCTGCTTGGTCGGCAATTACAGCTGGTCATTGAGCAAGCCGACCGCCGCGACGTGCGCCTGGCTACGGCTGAGCGCCGCCACGAGGTCGATCACGAAGGCCTACGCAGCATGGGTATCGCTGTCGCAGAAGCCACCATTTCTACCCAAACCCAACTGACCCAACATATCCACGGAGCATAAGCCCCTATGAGTCTCGAAACTGAAATCGCAGGCCTCACCAGCAAGGCCACCGCGCTGCTCGACTACTTCACCACCTTCAAAAGCGCGGCCGCCAAGGCTATTGCCGATGCGGTTACCGCTGCGCCGGCTATCTCGCGCACCTTCTACATCAACCCGCTGACCGGTGACGACAACGCCCTGGGCAACGCGGACACCCCACTCAAAACCCTCGGGCGCGCTGTTGCAGCAACACCGAGCGGCGGTATGGGTGATTACATCCTACAGGGCGACTACACCCACGCTGAGGCACTCTCGGTAGGCAGCCGGCGCATCATCATTCGCGGTGACATTGCGGATAGCAAAATCCGGAAGTTCATTTTGAACGAGTACCTGGGCACCAATGGCATGAAGCGGTTCGGTGGGGTCCAGATCAACATGGGCGGTTCGGTTGACTTCGCCGATATGACCGTCTCGCTGCCCGATTCCGCGGGTGGTCTGTCGGCGGCCCAGGATGCGTTCTACTCGATGTTCTATGCCGGCGGCAGCAAGCTGCCAGGTTTCATTCCGATCAAGCTATACAACGTTGAGTTTGCCCTGCGTGGCACGTTCACCGGCAAGATCGTTGGTTCTGGCCTCCCTTGCGTGTCGCTGAGTGCGGTGAACTGCACCATTCCTGCTGCTCTTGAAGGTTACCTGGTTCAGGGTGTGACGGCGGGCAAGGACCCGAACACCATCCCTTGGCTGACAACCAACATCACCAAGCTCTAACCCTTCTGAATCTGAGGTCATCATGCGTAAAGACAACCTGAACGTGACGTTCAACGGCAACAACTACAACGGCTTCGAGTTTGCGCTGCTTCCGCTCGGCGCTGCACGACTGTGCGCGGTCCAGCAGATTGAAGACGCGGCCGACAATGCGCGTATCTCGGTAGTCGGCAACTCGCTGCGCGTTGTCGAGTACCAGCTGGCCGAGCAAGAGGCCCAAGCCTTCCAGGCGGCTGGCTTCGAGGGCGAAGTGCCTGCCACCGTGCAGGCCTGGGTGGATGCGGCCTACCTGTCACCGCAAGCCGCTGCGGAGAGCATCCTGACCGAAGCAGCCGCCTGGAAAGGCGCGCTGTACACCATTCGCGCTGCCCGCCTGAAAGGCAAGCAGCAGGCGCTCAAGGCGGCCAGTCACGACGAGGCCGAGGCCATTGCCGACGAGGCCATTGCCGCGATCAACGCAAGCGTGGTCGGGGTCGGCAACGCCTAAAGATCCTGTAGGGTCGCTCAGTACAAGCCCTGTTCATCGCTTCACCTCGTCGCGCGCGGCAGCCTGTGCAGTGTCATCCCACCACTGCACAGGCACCTACCATGGCCGGCGAATACCACCACGGCGTGCGTGTCCTCGAAATCAACGAGGGCACCAGGCCGATCCGCACCGTTTCCACCGCCGTTGTCGGCGTCGTCTGCACCGCAGAAGATGCCGATGCGACGATGTTCCCCCTCAACACCCCCGTGCTGCTGACCAACGTCCAGAGCGCAATCGCGAAAGCCGGCACCAAGGGCACACTGGCGCCCACCCTGCAAGCGATCGCGGACCAAACCAAGCCCCTCACCATCGTCGTCCGCGTGGCAACCGGCACAACTGCTGCTGAGACCACCAGCAACATCATTGGCGGCACCAATGCCTCAGGCAAGTACACCGGCATGAAGGCGCTGCTGGCCGCCCAGTCTCAACTGAAGGTCAAGCCACGGATTCTGGGCGTACCTGGTCTGGATACGCTGCCGGTGGCCACCGCCCTGGTCTCGATCGCTCAACAGCTGCGCGGCTTTGCGTACCTCAGCGCCAACGGGTGCAAGACCAAGGAAGAAGCCACTGCCTATCGCGAGAACTTCGGCGCCCGCGAAGCCATGGTGATCTGGCCAGACTTCCTGCAGTGGAGCACCACCACCAACACCACCGTCACCGCACCGGCAGTGGCACGCGCCCTGGGCCTGCGCGCGAAGCTGGATCAAGAGGTCGGTTGGCACAAAACCCTCTCCAACATCCCGGTCGATGGCGTGACCGGTATCAGTGCCGACGTCTTCTGGGACCTGCAGAACCCCGCCACCGATGCTAACTACCTGAACGGCAACGAGGTGACCACCCTCATCAACGAGAGCGGTTTCCGCTTCTGGGGTAGCCGCACCTGCACCGACGACCCGCTGTTCGCCTTCGAAAACTACACCCGCACGGCGCAGGTCCTGGCTGACAGCATCGCCGACGCCCACCTGTGGGCGATGGACAAACCCATGCACAGCTCCCTGGTGCGGGACATCCTGGAAGGTATCAACGCCAAGTTCCGCGAGCTGGTTGCCGGCGGCTACATCCTGGGTGGTAGCGCCTGGTACGACGAGGAGGCCAACAGCGCCACCACGCTGAAGGAAGGCAAGCTGTTCATCGATTACGACTACACGCCTGTGCCGCCGTTGGAAGACCTGACGTTGCGCCAGCGCATCACTGACCGCTACCTGGCGAACTTCGCCAGCAGCATCAATAGCTGACGGAGACCGCTGCTATGGCATTGCCTCGCAAGCTCAAGAACATGAACCTCTTCAACGACGGCAACAGCTACCTGGGCGTATGCAAGTCCGTCACCCTGCCCACCCTTGCCCGGAAAATGGAGGCCTACCGCGGCGGCGGCATGAACGGTACCGCCAAGGCTGATCTGGGCCTGTCCGACGACGGCATGCAGCTGGAGTGGAAGCTTGGTGGCTTCGATCTTATTGCGATGCGCCAGTTCGGCGCCGTCAAAGCTGACGGCGTGCTGCTGCGCTTCACTGGGACCTACCAGCAGGACGATACCGGCGAGTACGCCAATGTCGAAGTGGTGGTCCGTGGCCGTCACGAAACCATCGACATGGGCGAAGCCACGCCCGGTGAGGACACCGAGCACTCGATCACCTCTCCCCTCACCTACTACAAGCTCACCGTCAACGGGGAAGTCATCGTCGAGATCGACATCCTCAACTTCATCGAAATCGTCAACGGCGTCGACCTGCTCGCTGAGCAACGCCGCGCCCTCGGCATCTGAACCTGGTAACCGGAGTCATCATGGAAAAAGTCAACGAAGCAACCATCGAAGTCGAAGCCAAGGCCGCTGCCCTGGGCGAAAACACCGTCGAGCTGGACACCCCGGTCAAACGCGGCAACACCGTCATCGAGACCGTGACCCTGCGCAAGCCGAGTTCCGGCGAGCTGCGCGGCCTGCACCTGGCCGAGCTGCTGAACTGGGATGTGGCCAGCCTCATCAAGCTGCTGCCACGGATCTGTGAGCTGAACGCGCAGGAAGTGGCCCAGCTGGACCCTGCTGACCTGGTTGCCCTGGGCGGCAAGGTCACCGGTTTTTTGCTGCAGAAGCAGACGAAGAAGGACGCATCCCTGGTTGCGTAGAAGACGCCATGGCCGACCTGGCCGTGGTTTTCCACTGGACGCCAGCCGACATGGACCGGCTGACCGTCCGAGATTTGATGGATTGGCGCGAGCGAGCGCGGGTTAGGAGCAGCAACGATGGCAAATGATCTACGGCTGAGACTGCTACTGGACACCGTGGACAAAGCCACCGCTCCGCTGCGACAGATCAACAAGGGCGGACAGGAGACCGCCCGCGCGCTCAAAGCGACCCGCGATCGCCTGAAAGAGCTGAATGCTCAGCAGAAGGACGTCGGAGCCTGGCGTCAGCAGAACGCCCAGGCACGCCAGACGGCTCAGGCCTTGGATGCCGCCCGGGCCAAGGTGAAGGAAATGGGCCGGGCGATGTCAGCAGTGAACGCCCCGACCAAGCAGATGACGGCCGAGTTTCAGGCGGCCATCCGCGCCACCAACGAGCTGAAACAGCAGCAGAAGGCCGAGCAGGAGACATTGCGAGGCCTCCAACGGCGGCTCGGTGAAGCCGGGATTGATACCCGAAAGCTCAACCAGCACAACGCCGCCCTTCGCCAGCAGATGGCCCAAACCAACAACACCATTGAGCAGCAGGAAGCGCAGCTCAAGAGGCTGGCGGCTGCTCAACGGAAAGCTGCCGAGGCCAAAGGTAAGCTTGAAAGAGCACAAGATCGCGCCGGGAAGATGGCCGGCGCCGGTGCGGCAGGCATCGCCGCTGGGGCCGGTATGGCAGTGGCTGGTGCTGCTATCCTCGCACCGCAACTGGAGGTGGCGCACCAGGGCTCCAGAATCGCTGCCCAGTCCGGTGAGTCTGCGGACCAGGGCAAGCAGTACAGTGAAATCATCCGCAACATACGGGCAGACGGCCAGAGTTCGGACATTGCCGAAATCGGCGATGCCGTGTCAGCAGCCAAGAGCACCTTGGGCGCACTGGGCAGCTTGGGAGACAAGGAGCTGGATAGCGCCGCCCGGAAGGCGCTGGATCTGTCCAAAGTGATGGAGCTGGATGTCGGTGAAAGCATCCAGATGGTTGGCATCCTGATGAAGAACGGTCTGGTCAGCAGCAGCGATCAGGCTTTCGACTTGGTCGCGGCCGGCCTGCAGAAGGTCTCGACGCAAATGCGTGGAGAGATTCCCGAAATCTTGCATGAATACTCCACCCACTTCCGTGGGATGGGATTCACCGGATCCGAGGCCATGAGCCTGTTGGTCGAGATGTCCAAGCAAGGCAAGTTCGCCCTGGACAAGACCGGGGACGCTATCAAAGAGTTCTCGATTCGCGGCTCTGACATGTCGAAAGCGAGCCAGGAAGCGTACAAATCCATTGGCCTCAACGCTACGAAGATGTCCTCTGCCATCGCAAAAGGTGGCCCCTCTGCGCGTGACGCGCTGACCAAGACGGCCAGTGCACTGCTACGCATCAAAGATCCGGCCGAGCGAGCCAATGCCGCGATCGCGCTATTCGGTACGCCGGTGGAAGATCTTGCCGTCGACCAGATCCCCGACTTTTTGAAAGCACTGGCAGGCGGAACAACCGCCCTGGGCGACATCACCGGCGCGGCCGACAAGATGGGTAGGACATTCCGTGACAACCTGAGTGGAGACCTGGACAAGCTCACAGGGACTTGGAGCGCGATGATTGGCTCGCTCGTGGACGGGCAAAACGGCCCTCTCCGCGATCTCGTCCAGACCATCACCGGCATAGTGGGCGCGGCACGCGCTTGGATCGAGGCGAACCCACAGCTTGCAGCCAGCCTGGCCAAAGGTGCGGCAGCCGTGGCTGTTCTGGTCACTGGCATGGGCGCCTTGACCATAGCTATGGCTAGCCTTCTCGGCCCGTTTGCGCTGGCCAGATACGGCATGGCTATGTTCGCCATCAAGGGCGGCGCCATCCTGCCGGTGGTGGGCAAGCTGATTGGCGTGCTGTCTGGCGCACTGCTAACCGCCATCCGGGGTGTGTCCATTGCCTTGTGGGGGCTTGCCGCCAACCCTGCAACCCTGGCGATCGCAGCTGCTGTAGCAGCGATTGCCGGGGCCGGTTACCTGCTCTACCAGAACTGGGACCAGGTGAAGGCCTACTTCTCGACTGCCTGGGCTGAGATCAAAGCGGGCTTCAGCGGTGGAGTTGCCGGGATTCTCACGGTCCTGGCCAACTTCAGCCCGATCGGACTGATCTACCAGGCCTTCTCCGGGGTGCTGAGTTACCTGGGCATCGACCTGCCGTCACGTTTCACCGAGTTCGGCGGCATGATCGTCAACGGCCTGGTCAACGGACTGACGGCAGGGCTGGGCGCGGTGAAGGATGCGGTTTCCAGCATCGGTAGCTCGGCCATCGGCTGGTTCAAGGAAAAGCTCGGGATACACAGCCCTTCGCGGGTATTTGCTGAACTGGGTGGCTTCACCACCGAGGGGCTCGCCCAAGGCCTGAGCAACGGTGCCCAGCAACCTCTCGACGCGGTCGCGAAGATGGGGCAGCAGCTGAGTAAGGCGGGCTCGTTTGAGCTGAAGGCTGCGGCGCTCAACCTGGACAGCGTCAATCCAGCCGCCCAGGAGTTCCCCCGTGTTCAGCCCGCGCTGGCAGGCGACGATCTGCCGAACCACTTCGCTGCGTTGCCAACGGGGCTAAGCGCCGGTACCGACTCACTCCACGAAGCGCTCAAGAGCATCAAGGTGGCGCAAGCCCCGGCGATTGAAGCCCGGGCGGAAGTGCCGCGCCCTTCTGTGCCCTTGCCGCTATCGATCGAAGTTCCAAGTGTTACACCTGGAGAGAGCGCTCCAGCATCTCCGGTGGATACAAGTCCGCTGATTGCAGCGCTGACGGGAATGAGCCGCACCCTTGCACGGGAGGATGATGGAAAACAACTGCTGCGGCCGCCAGTCTCCCACCCACTGGTGATGGCAGCCTCGCCGACTGCTCCAGGTGAGCCTGTTAATGGCCCAGCGCCCGCTCCGAATGAGTTGATCGCCGCTCTAACCGGTATAAATCGCGTCCTGGCCACGGGTAACCAGAACACACTAGCGGTGCCGAAAACTCCCGTGGTTCAGCCCCTCGTTGTGGAAGCGTCCCCGATCGAGCCTGCCACCAGTGGCCCAATTCAGCAGACCGAACCGAGCAGCGTGATCGCCATGCTTACCGCGATAGGCCGTATGCTCGTTCGAGGTTTGGACACTGCCAGGCCAGAAGCACCGCAACAGTTGGTCACCGAGCAACACACAGGCGGTGGCCCACAAGACGCGCCCAAAGCCATTGTTTACAAGGCGCCTACAATCGCCGACTCCCAGGACACCGGCCTGACCGCTTTGAGCCGTATGTTGGACAAAACGCGCGGCGTCGAGGCCAAGCCGGTAGCCCAGCGAACCCCAGTGGCACAGGTACAGGCTGCAAGCGAGGTTGGAGATGCCACAAATGCCAGTTCCAGCTTTGCTAATGGCCTGCGCGCGCTGACCGACGCCCTAGCGCCACGAAATCTGTGGCCAGCGCCGGCCCGGGAGGCGCCAGTACTTCCGGCCCCTCAACCAACCAGTGCGGTGCAGCCGTCGAATGCCGACCCGATGGCAGGACTATCGGCCAACCTTGCCCTGGGCCTAACAGTTGGTACCAAGTCACTGGTCGGCGCGCTGACCGCCGTTACGTTGCAACTGGCTCACGCCGGCGGCGTTGATGCGCGCCCGGTGATACCGCAAATCCCGCCGGTGCAGGCTGCGAGTGCTGATCCGCAGTCAATCGTCCCGGTTACGGTGACCGTGGATCGCCGGCCGCCGATCGCGGCGGCGCCACCCGTCACATATGACAGCCACGACGTCTATCACATCTCGATTCCGACCAGTCCTGGAATGGATGCTCAAGCCATTGCGCGAGCAGTCAGCGCCGAGCTGGATCGACGGGAGCGATCGAAATCTGCGCGTCAGCGCAGCAGCCTGACCGACCTGGAGTAAAACCACATGATGCTTGCCCTGGGCATGTTCATTTTTAGCCTGCCTACACTGGCGTATCAGCAACTGCAGCGCCAAACCGACTGGCGCCATGCCGCCAATTCACGCATCGGCGCACATCCTGCGCGGCAGTTTCTCGGCCGCGGGGAAGACGACATCACACTCCCGGGCGTGCTGCTGCCCGAGCTGGCCGGCTCGATGATGAGCCTCGACGAGATCAGGGCCATGGCGAACACCGGCAAAGCCTGGGCACTGGTCGAGGGTACCGGCAGGGTCTACGGGCTGTTTGTAATCGAGAGCCTCAGCGAAACACGATCCGTGTTCTTCCAGGACGGCACCGCACGCCGCATCGAGTTCAGCCTGACGCTCAAGCGGGTAGATGACGGCCGAGTCGACCTGATGGGTGCTGTAGTTGCAACGTCATCTAACATTCTGAGGGCGCTGCTGTGACCGGACTAGATCAACTGACCGGGTACCTAACCGATGCGACGCAGGGGCTGCAGCATGACAGAGCCTACGGCGTGCCAGCCTTCCGCTTGACCGTTGATGGTAAGGACATCGCCAGGCTCATCAGTCCGCGGTTGATGTCACTTGAACTCACCGACAACCGCGGCCTGGAGGCTGATCAGTTGAGCATCACCCTCAGCGACCACGACGGCCTGTTGGACATCCCCCCGAAAGGCGCCGTGGTCAAGCTGTGGCTGGGCTGGAGCGACACAGGGCTTGTCGATAAAGGCTCCTACACCGTCGACGAAACTGAGCACAGTGGCGCCCCCGACATCCTCAGCATTCGGGCTCGATCTGCAGACCTGCGTGGGTCTCTGAAAACTAAACGTGAACGCAGCTGGAGCGAAGTCACTCTGGGCGCAGTCCTCACCGAGATCGCCAGCGCATACGGGCTCACACCGAAAATTGCGGCAGAGGTTTCGGCACGCGCCGTTAAACACCTCGACCAGGCCAACGAATCAGATGCCAACATGCTCACCCGCCTGGGCGAGTTGCACGACGCGGTTATCAGTGTGAAAGCCGGCTGCCTGATCTGCCTGCCGGCCGGCGGTGGAAAGGCTGCCAGTGGCGCAGCTCTGCCACACATTACGCTGACCAGGTCGGATGGTGATGGCCATCGTTTCCTGCAGGCCGATCGGGATAGCTACGACTCAGTCAAGGCCTACTACTACGACGTCGGCAGCACCAAGAAGCAGGAGGCGATTGCCGGCGGCGGTGAAAAGGTCAAAGAGTTGCGCCACACCTTCAGCGATCGTGACTCGGCCCTGCGAGCAGCACGGTCCGAGCTCAACCGCCTGCAGCGGGGAAGCGCCACCCTCAGTTATAACTTGGCCAAAGGCCGTGCCGACCTGATCCCGGAGCTCACCTACAGCCTGCGGGGGGTCAAGACCGAGATCGACGGCATCGTCTGGTACGGGGGCAATGTTCACCACAGCCTAACGGCAGATAACGGCTATACCACCAGTCTGGAGCTGGAGAGCAAATTGCCGGAAGACTCGGTTGGTGGGCTGTACGAAGAGGACAAAAGCGGGACATACACGGGAGTGGTGGCGTTCTATCGCGACAAGACCACAGGTAAAGAGGCGTCAGTGACCGCTGGCGATACAACAAGACCGAAGCGAATCAAACGTGTCTTTGATAACAAGGAATCTGCTCAGAAGGCGGCAGATCGGGAATGGGAAAAGCTAAAGGCCGGCTCACAATGAAGCAGCCCCGGATTTGGAAGACCGGGGCCGTGATTGCGCTACTTGAGGTCCTGCTTTTCGAATGCTTCAAGAATCATCGCGATGTGCCGGCGCTGCTCTTCGCTTCTACGACAGAACAGCCATACAACACGAAATAGGTCCTTCAAACTTGGGCACTTGCGATCCAGCATAGAAACTCCATTTCAAGCGCTCGACACCACCATGGCATCGTACTTAACGCTCGGGAGTCACCTATTTTCTGCATGAAGCGGCGTGCCACCAGCCCACTTGATGGCAAAGTGGCACTATTTTTGTGTAACGAACCGTTCGGCAAAGTCTGCCCGCGACTTTTTATTGTCGAATGGCTGAATAAAACCTTCTCGCCAGCGGGATGGATTGGACGCCAAGTCGGAAAGGCTGATCTCGTAGTGTTGTTCGACCTGGGTCCTGGTCACGTCCAGCGTTTGGACTGAGCCTTCTCTGGGCACCTTTAAAATCAGCCGCTTAACCGTAGGTAGGTCCCGGAAAATCCGGACCGCATCGATGGCAAAAACCTTGTTTGCTTTGTCCCCATTCTCAAAGTAATCCGGTTGCCGGTTTGGAATTTTGAACTCAACTCTACCTGTTGACCCTGACTCTTCCGCAGACTCGATGACAGAGGGTGAGAAGACCCGCTCAACCTTGTCGCTAAACTCTCCAGCCCAAGTATTCCCTATCGACAGCGCAACCAGCAGCGCACCAGCGCCGCGCACTACAGCACGTCCGAAACCATTCATTCCTTGGATTCCATACCGTCGCAGCCGCCGGACTGCGAGCGTCTGAAAAGCGAGGGCCGGCGCCCGCCGATCCTGATCAACTACTTGTGGAAGGTCGCCAGCGCCTCGCTGACGGAATTGATGGTGGCTTGTCCTTCTGAGGACATAAGACGGTAGCGCTCGACCAGCTTGGCCTCATCAGTAGAGAGGCTGCCTTCACCTTGAGCCTTGCGCTCACCAGTTAACACATACAGCACATCCACACCCTGCGAGGCTGCAGCAGCGAGGTAGTTGGCGTCGGGACTACGCTCGCCCTTCTCGTAGTTGTACTGGGTGTTTTTTGACGCCCCAGCGAGCGCAGCAAAATCCGTCTGGTTCAGACCCAGACGCTCCCGCTCTTCCTTCAGGCGATCGCCTATTCCCACAAATGTCTCCATAGGCAATTGACTTTCCCTCATTCGAGGGAAATAATCGCCACAGCATCACACGAAATCACACGAATCGAGACTATGCCCAACAGCTACCCCACCGAGCAAGCGTGCCAAGAGGCACGCGCTTTGATCTCGCGGCAAGGCATCTCAGCCAAGGAATGGGCCATCAAGCATGGTCTCACCCCCTCCACTGTGTATGCCGTCCTCAACGGGCAAAAGAAATGCCTGCGTGGAGAGTCGCATCGCGCCGCCGTTTTGCTCGGTATGAAAGCCGGCGAGACAGAAAAGTAGCCACCCTGGCCCAAGGAAGAAACCAGAACATGAAATCCCCCGTTCTAGAAACCCTGCGCCAGGTAGTGAGCACCGTTGTGTGCGCTTACCCAGGCGGTCGCGAATGCGCCTCCCAACGCCTCGGTCTCCAGCTCAAGCAATTCGACAACCGCGTTTACGAGAACGCCGGTAGCCGCCCGCTGAGCTATGACCAGATTCACCAGCTGGAGCAGGACATCAATACCACCTACCTGCCGGAATTCGTTGCCAGGCTGTATGGCGGCATGTTCGTGCCCCTGACCAGACCGGAAGATCTGGACAACGTCGAGCTGTACCAGCGTTCTCTCAAAACCGACGCGAAGCTTGGACACATTGATCAGCTGATTGCGGCTTCGATCGAGGATGGCGTCATCGAGCCTCACGAAGCGATGGCCATCATCCAGGCGCTTACCTGCTACATGGCAGCACGCACTGCAGAGGTGGCAGCGACCATCCAGCTGTACGGCAAGCCGAAGAAGCGGGGGCGCAACAAATGAGCAGCGCCTACAAACTCGTGTGCCCCCACTGCACCAGCAAGATGCGCATCCGCACCAGCGAAGGCACCCACATTTTCCTGCGCATCGCCTACCTGCAGTGCGTGAACGAGGCGTGTGGCTGGTCCGTTCGCGCCGAGTTCGAAATGACCCACGAAATGAGCCCCAGCGGCATGCCGAACCCGACAGTTCGACTGCCTGTTGCGCCGGTGGCACTTCGTCGTCAGGCCATGAAATCCGCGTCACAGGACAACCAACCCGATCTGCTCGACCAGTTGGACATGGAGGAAGCAACCGCATGAACGCCATCGCCTTGATCACCGACCACGAAACCGACTACCGGGATGCTATGCAGCGTGCCGCTGTGGCCTACCTGTTCCGCCGTGAAGGTCTTCACCTCTCTGGCGACCACCAGGTACTGGAGAGCTGTAGCGCTTACCTGGCCCAGTCGCTGGAGGTCCCACCTCACCTGGTACAGCGCATCGCCGAACTTGCCGTTGCCGAGTTCGAAAGTAAGACCACCAAGCGCCTGCAGATGATTGGGGTCTGCGCTTCCAGCGGGATCTACCGCCCGCGGCTCATCTTGTTGGACACCATCACCCAGCACCGCTACCAAGTGCCGGCACGCTACCTGCCGCGCCGCATGCTTCAACACCGCGAAATCTGACGTAACCCCGAACAACCCCCTTCCCGGTGCCCCGTTCTGCGTGGGTAAGGGGAAACTGCATTCCACTGGTGGCTGACATGAGCAAGATCACCCTTCAAATCGAACTGGACGAGCACCAGGCAAAGCACTACCTGCTGTGGCTCCAAAGCCAGTACACCCTCACCATGGCTGAGGTCTGGTACTCCGACCGGTACCGCACTGTGCCGGCTGGCGAGCGCGGTCCAAAGGTGCTCGCTGATGTTCCCCATCTGCAGGGCATCTGCCGCACGCGCAAAGCGCTGGAACAACAGCTTGGCCCGGTTGTGGAGCGTGCGCAGTGACCACGACTCACCCCATGGGCGATAGGTTGTTGAATGAGGTTCGTGGTCGCCTGGAGCGCGACTACGGCCTCAAGCACATGCCCGGCACCAAGTTCATGCGCAAAGGCAAGTGCCCAGCTCACAGCTGCGGGCAGAAGACTCTTTATACCTTCCACGAGGCGCCCTGGATGCTGGTCTGCGGGCGTCCGGAGAAATGCAACCACCGTGTGCATGTAAAGGATCTGTACGACGACCTGTTCAATGACTGGAGCAAGCTTGCACCGGCGACGGACGATAACCCTACCGCGACTGCCCGCGCCTACCTTGAATTCAACCGCGGGTTCCGCGAAGAGCTGATAAAGGGCTGGTACACCCAGGACACCTACTGGGACGCCAAGCTCGGTATCGGGAGCGCCACTGTTCGGTTCCCGCTCGAAAAGGGCGGCTACTGGGAGCGCCTGATCGACAGACCAAGTCGGTTCGGCAAGATGAAAGCGCGCTTCCGGCCGACCGGTGAAGGTAAGACAGGCTATAGCGGCGTCTGGTGGTGCCCGCCCGGCCTTGACCTTCTCCAGGTCGACGAGTTGTGGATCGTTGAAGGGATCTTCGACGCGATCGCCCTGCTGCATAACGGCGCCCATGCCGTCTCCATGATGTCCAGCGCCCCCTTCCCGGCCGAATCGTTGAAAGCCCTGCTGCTCAGTTGCCAGGAAGCTGACCAACGTCCGCCCAAGTTGATTTGGGCACTCGACAACGAGCCTGTCGCCAAAGCCAACACCCGTCGCTGGGCGAAAGAAGCACGGGACATGGGATTCAAATGCGAGGCCGCACTGGTCCCCCAGCCCGACAACAAAAAGATCGACTGGAATGACCTTCACCTGCGCTGGAAGTACCTGGACGACGACAAGCGCGACGACCAGGTGCAAGCCGACCTCAAGCGCGCCCGTCACGAAGGTGCCCTGCTGCTGGCTGAGTCGCCGGAAGAAAAGGGCCTGCTCATGTACGACTGGCAGCCACGGTCCGAGTTTTCCTTCTCGTTTGCCAGCCGCCTCTACTGGTTCAAGTTCGACATGGTCCGGTTCGACAGGAAGATGCAGGAACTAGAAAACCCGAAAGAGCATGAAGACATCACGCTGACCGACCGCCAGAAGCGGGATAAGGCCTTGCGCGACTCTGCTTCTGTGGTTCGCATCGCCAACTGCTATTTCCAGGCGCTCTACAACATGCGCAACGAGCAGACGGACGAGGCCTGGTACTACTTCCGTATCGAGCGCCCCGGGAAACCGGTGACTAAGAGCACCTTTACCGCCGCCCAGCTCGCATCGGCCCCTGAGTTCACCAAGCGACTGCTGAACGTGTCCAACGGTGGGTGGTACACGGGTAGCGCCGCGCAGCTGATCCGCCTGCTTGAGCCGCAAATGGATGACCTGAAACAGGTCAACACCATCGATTGGATCGGCTACAGCAAGGAACACAAAACCTACGTGTTCAACGACATCGCGATCTCGCAGGGCAACGTCTACAAGCTCAACGAAGAGGACTTCTTCGATGTCGGCCCACTGAGTATCAAGTCCCAGAGCATGTCGCCAAACCTGGTCATCAACACTGACCTGAACGCTTACAACGACCGCTGGTTTGAGACCTTCTGGAAGTGCTTTGGTGTGCGCGGCACCGTTGTCCTGGTCTGGTGGTTGGCGTGCCTACACGCCGAACAGATCCGCCAGTTGCAGAAGACCTTGTGCTTCCTGGAGCTGGTAGGCGAAGGCGGCTCGGGCAAATCCACCCTCATTGAGTTCCTGTGGAAGCTCTCCGGCCGTATCGAGTACGAGGGCTTTGACCCCACCAAAGGCACCGCTGCAGGCCGCGCCCGCAACTTCTCCCAAGTAGCCAATCTGCCGGTGGTGCTGATCGAGTCCGAGCGCGAGCAGCAGGACGGCGCACCGGTCAAGCACTACGACTGGGATGAGATCAAGACCACCTACAACGGCCGTTCGGTGCGCTCTACCGGCGTCAAAAACAACGGCAACGAGACCCGCGAGCCGCCATTCCGCGCCGGCGTGATGATCGCTCAGAACAACGCGGTAACTGCCTCTAACCCGATCCTCACCCGTATTGCCCAGGTATTGCTGAACAGCGAGCACCACACCCCTGAAACGAAGCTTCATGCCGAGGAGCTGGAGTGCATGCCCATGGAAAAAGTCAGCGGTTTCATGATCAAGGCGCTGCAGAAAGAGGAAGAAATTCTCCGTCTGCTGGAAGAAAGGACCAGGGGCTACGAGCAGGAGCTGCTGGCCATGCCCGAGATCCGCACGGTGCGAATCGCGAAGAACCACGCGCAACTGCGCAGCATCACCGATGGCCTCGCCTTGGTTGTTCCGCTTGGCGCAGAGCGACAGGCCCTGGTGCACCAGGAACTGTGCCGGATGGCGGTACAGCGCCAAGAGACCATCAACGCTGATCACAAGGTCGTGCGCGAGTTCTGGGACCTGTACGAGTTCCTCGAAGGTGAGGGTGACGGGCTTAACCACTCGCGCAACAAGGGCCAGATCGCCGTGAACCTCAACGAGTTCGTGAAGAAGGCCGTGAACGAGCGGCAGCAGATGCCAGCCGCTCTCAGCGAGCTGAAACGCCTGCTCAAGACCAGCAAATCGCCAAAGTTCATCGAAGCCAACAAGCCGACCAACTCCGGCCGGAAAGACGGCGAATTCATCGGAAAGACCGTTCGGTGCTGGATTTTCCAGTCCTGACCACTTTCTCCGGCGCTGCAACGCCGGATAACCCTAAGGAGAAACGATATGCAACTAAAGGTAATCAATGGCCCAGCTGGCTCCGGGAAAACCACAAAACTGCGCAAGCTGGCAGAAGAAAAAGGGCTCGAAAACCACATCCTTGTGGCACAGCAGATGACCGCAGAAGCGCTCAAGCGAGCTGTGCACAAGTTGGTGCTGCGCGGCGCGAAAGACCTGTTCATCGATGAATGCCCGCAAGGCTTATTGGACGAAATCGTAGAGATCGTTGTGGATATGCCTCGCTCTATGCGCATCACTTTGCACGCGGTCGTCGAGGCGCCCCCACAAGCCACGAGTGACCGAGTCGTTTTCGATGATTTTTTCTCCTACCAGGACGAGAGACCAGCCATCCGCGAAGCGGGGATTCAAGCGCTTGCCCGCCTTGTACCGGTGGCCCTACGTGAGTCAGGCCAGAGCCGCACAGTCGGCCGCTTCCTGCTTGGTTTGTACAACGGGCATGAGTTCCCTTTCACCCTCACCGACCTGCGCAGCCTGGATGTCGGCCTGTTCGACGACTGCATCGCTGTACTGCGCCTCGACAACGTTCCCGAACTTGAAGTCCACGAATACCTCCCGAAGGGCAATCTGATCTTCAACCAGCTACGCGAGTACTGGGCGTGAAGTGGCAGGGAAAACGTAACGCGGACGGCCAGATCATCCCGCATTGCTGGGTGAACGACAGCGGCTACACCGTCGCTGAATGCCGACTGCCTCACCCGCGTTACCCCGTGACTCGCCCTGGGGCGTCGCTTCCGTTTGCCTACGTGGACAGCCGGGAGGAGGTTGTTCAGGTCATCAATACAGACATGCAGGCCTGCGCGGCCTGCGAGTAACCCGAACGCCGGGCAGCTGCAACTGGCCGGCGATCAACTCAAGGAGAAACGACGTGCACCACTACTACAAATCCGACGCCGCCGACGTGGTGGCCATCGTCCAGGAGTTCTATCAGGCTAAAGGCCTGCTAAATGAGCGCTTGGCCGAGCTCGGCAAACTGTTCGGCGGGCCTGTCGCCCCGATGCGCGATATCACCTCGCACTTCGCCGGCGGCGTGAAGCTATCCGCCAGTCGCGAACTGGACGCGCACTGGTGCCGTCCTGATGAGCACGGATACCGAAGCCTCCGTCAGAAGGTCGTGCCACCCAAGGGCATCACCAAGGAACAACGTGCAGCAGTTCGGGCCGAGCATGAGCGCCTGCGTGAACTGTGGAAAGCAAACTGCCCGGCTCGCCTAGACGCCCACGAATATTGGGATCGGTTGAACGTTAACACCGGCAATCTGCTGCTGTGCGGCGGCATCTTGTTCGAGCACCAGGGCGTCGCCTTCTTCGCCCTCGGCTTCGAGATCAATAAAGCCAACTATGAAGAGCAGATTGCAGCGGGCAAGCCAACGGCCGGCTGGATCAATGGCGCAGTCGAAATCCTGCCCAGCGACTATGAAGCTGCGCGCCTGGCAAAAGTTGGAGGCGCCGCATGAGCAGCTTGGATCTCGACACCCTGAATATGGCTCTCGGGTTCCAGAGTTGGGCTGAAAAGCGCGGCTTCGACATCCAAGCCAACCCCGACGGTACCTTCGTCAACCTCGAAACCCGTGCCGCCTGGCTCGGCTTTGAAGCGGCACATGGCCCTGACGGCTGCGGCCCTGCGGGTCAGCAGCTACATGCGCGAATCAAGAAAAACAGCGACTACGCACACCAGACCGACAAGCTGTTCCCAGTGCACGTGGGTAAATCGACCCCTGCGGACTATGTGGTTCACGGTGGTCCTGGTGGCGTGTATCGCATGAAGGACGTTGAGCTTTACGTCATCGACGACGGCAAACAGTACCGCCTCAAGTGACAAGGTGGCGCCGAGGAGCTGCAACTCCCCGGCGCCAACCAACCCAAGGAGAAACGACATGCAAGTAGAAACCCCCAAAGTTGGCGCCAAGAAGGCTACCACAGGGACGCGCCCACGGCTGGCCAGCCATTCGCTGGACCTACCGAACCACTGCGACATCTGCAACAAGGCCCGCTCGACCAGGAAGCACCAGCGCTGCAGCCAAATCCGCCAGCAGCGGAAATCTGTCGAATGGGAGGCCTACATGGCCAACGTCGAAGCCAAAAAAACACAGCAAGGCCGCCGATATGCACGTTAACCAAAACGCCCCCAACGACTTAGTCATCAGCGTTCGTCTCAGCGCCGGCACCTACACCGCTCGGGCGCGGGGCGAGAAGACTACCGCCAGCAGCACCATCAGCGCCGACGCAGCCGCACGCGCCTTGGCCAGCAAGCTCGGGGCTCACATGACACAGCCGGACCTGTTCGCAACCAACCGCTGCAGCACCGACCCACACGTTCAATTCACCGCACAGCGCATCAGCTGAGGGAACACCAAGATGACCAACTCAGTTCAGTGGCGAGTACTACCCAACAGAGCGAACCAGGCCATGGAACAGGCCGGTGCCGAAGCAGCCCGCGAGTACCTGGAGCGCACCGGCAGTAACAACCTTTTCGCAATCTATGAAGCAATGGTGTTGGCAGCGCCGACCCCACCTCATGTTGAGGACAACGAAGTTTGCGCATCTCTTCCCAAGCCGGTGGACGACTCCGAGCTTCCGATGGTTGGCGAGGCGGTCTACGACGCCTGGGACATGGCCCAGCAATGGAACGGGTGCCGCGAAGCCTTCCTTCCGGTAGTCATGCGGCTTAGATCTGAGCGCGACGCCCTGAAGGCGCTGCTGGCCATTGCCTATGGTGATATTGAGCACGCGAGCAAGACTCTCGGCCAATGCGTCAGCTGTGGTGAATGCCCGGAGGACGACGACATCATTACCCACGACCGGTCGTGCACCTTCTGTGCAATAGAAACGGCCTTGGCTTCCAGCGGAAGACCTAGTGCTCCGACTGAAGCGGCGCACGGGAGCGACAATCTTTGAACCTCAAAGTGTTGATGCTGGGCTTCTGTGCCGGGATCGGCTACCTCGCCGCCCAGGAAACTTGGTGGTGGGTCCTCGGACTGGTGGGGTTTTGCCATGGGTAAAGAGCCTCGGCACAAGAATTTCGACCCAACGATTCTGGTCATTGACCACTTGAGGCTGGAGATATGATTCAGCAGCCACCACCAGGCACGGTCCTGACATTCCAGGACCTCAAACAGCTAACCGGATACACGCGGCGCTCTGGTGTGGAGGGTGCCCTGCGAAAGCAGGGCATTCGCTGGTTCTGGGGTCGCCATGGCCCCTGGACTACCATCGATCTGGTCAACCAAGCCGGCGGCAAGTCGCCAGCTACCGAGAAATATGACAGCGAGATCCTATGAGGCGGTCCCGTAAACACAATCCGCACATCCCTGCGCACATAGACCAGGCCGCCATTCCGGCGGCCGTTTATTTCGACCGCCGCTGGAGCGGCGCCTGGTACACCACCTGGCGAGACGAGGGCGGCAATCGCAAGCGGACGAACATCGCCGGGCCAACTGCAACCTTGGCCGAGCTACACCGCATCATGGAGGAAAGGAACGGCATCGATCGGGAAAGCCTCAACCACCTGTGCGAGGAGTTCCACAAAAGCACTCAGTTCAAGAAGCTGGCGAAGAAGACCCGGGAAGATTATGAGTACAGCCGCGATGTGCTCGTGGCCATTCCCACCAAGCTGCAGAAAGCCCTGGGCGAACTCTCTGTGCGCAAATTCACCTCAGCATTGGTGCAACGCCTGGTCGATCGGATTGCAGACGAAGGCACACCGTCCAAGGCCGCACACGTGCTGCGATACCTTCGGCGCGTGATGCAGTGGGGGCGCAATCGTGGCTATTTGGAAATCAACGTGGCCTTGGGCATCGAGGCGCCGGCAGAACGCAAGCAACGCCGGCTGCCAAGCCCCAAGGTCATGGCCACACTCATTGCCCGAGCCCACGAAAAGGGCCAACTCACGCGTGGCCAGCGCGGCTCATGCCCGGCATACCTGGGCTATGTCATGGAGCTGGCCTACTTGTGTCGGCTGCGAGGAATCGAAGCCGTCACCCTCACCGACGCCAACGAGTTGGAAGAAGGAGTCCAGACCAACAGACGCAAGGGCAGCCGCGACAATGTGGTGCGCTGGACCGCTAGGCTTCGGGCTGCCTGGGAAGGCGCCAAGTCGTACCGGTGTCGGGTCTGGACGGATCAGGCCTACCCCGTTCCAACGGCTGCTGACCGCAGGTTCATCATCGTGGCGGCGCACGGCGGTGCGCTGCAGAAATCCAGCCTGGACACGACCTGGCAGCGCTTCATCACCAAGGCGATCAAGGACGGGGTACTCACCGAGGAGCAGAGATTCGCGCTACACGACCTGAAACGCCGGGGTATCACGGACACTCCAGGTGATCGCAAACAGAAGCAGGACGCCAGCGGCCACCGCGACGAGTCAATGCTCGATATCTACGACTTCAGCCTGCCCCTCGTGTCCCCTTCCGCCGACTAAATCCCGCGTACCAACATAGCCAGAGACCACATGGTTTCTGGCATTCCCGCTGCCAAACACGTACCAGAAAGCCACGTAACCTTTTGATTTTACTGCTGTGAGCAGGGTTCTTGTAATCAGTAGGTCCCGGGTTCGATTCCTGGTGCCGGCACCATTCAAGGTTCCATAGAAAGCTTTCAAAATCTCTGGAACCCCCGAAAAACCCGCCTTCTGGCGGGTTTTTTCGTTTTGGCGTTCCGTCGGATTCCGAGGGTAGCCAGCGCTAATAAGGGTACTTTTAGGATACCTACCAATTCGACATTGGAAAGTACCCTTATGGCTCGCACAACGGCTCCCCTTACCGACAACGCCTGCCGCACTGCAAAGGCTCGCGAACGTGAGTACAAGCTTTTTGACGGCGATGGCCTTTACCTGCTCGTGAAGCCCAACGGTCGCAAAGGCTGGCGGGTCAGGTACTTGAAGCCCGATGGTCGCGAGGGCCTGACCTCACTCGGCAATTACCCGGTGGTCGGGCTGGCTGACGCTCGCCAAAAGCGCTTCGAGCTCAAACAGCAGCTCGCCAACGGCATTGACCCCATCCAATCCAAGCAGCAGGCCAAGGTGCAAGCCGTAATCAATGGCCGTACCTTCGAAAGCGTTGCGCTCGATTGGTATGCCGGGATGGTGCCCAAGTGGGCGCCGGGCCACGCCAAGACTGTACTCAGCCGGTTGAAGACTCATGTATTCCCTTTGCTCGGTGCCAGGGCAATCGTTGAGTTGGACACCCACGACCTCATGCAGCCACTAGAAGCCGTGACGAAGCGCGGCACCATCGACGTGGCGCTCAGGATCAAGAACTACCTGCAAAGCATCATGCGCGAAGCCAAACGGCTGCGGCTGATCACGACGAACCCAGCCCACGACCTCGATGGCTCAATCAGAGCACCACGGGTTACACATCGACCCGCACTACCCTTATCGCGGCTGCCAGAGCTACAGGCGCGCATCGACGTCTACAAAGGTCGCCCACTCACACGCCTTACCGTGATGCTGTCGCTGCACGTGTTCGTACGCTCCAGCGAGCTGCGCTTCGCCCGCTGGAACGAGTTCGACCTCAATCGCGGCATCTGGGAGATCCCCGACACTCGCCCGGCGCTCGACGGCGTACCGTTTTCCACAAGGGGTACGAAAATGGCCGGAGACATTCACGTTGTACCCTTATCGCCGCAAGCAGTGGGCTTGCTTGAGCAGATCCACGCGATCACCGGCAAATTCGACCTGGTGTTCGCGGGGGATGCCAAACCTTGGAAGCCGATGTCCGAGAACACAGTGAATGCCGCGCTCAGGACGATGGGCTACGACACCAAGGTGGATATCTGCGGCCACGGATTCCGAGCCATGGCATGCAGTGCGCTGGTCGAGTCCGGGCTGTGGTTAGAGACGGCTATCGAGCGACAGATGAGCCACAAGGAACGCAACAACGTGCGCGCCGCCTATACCCACAAGGCCGAGTTCCTCGAAGAGCGCCGGATGATCATGACCTGGTGGAGCCGGTTTCTGGAGGCGAACCGCGAGGACCATGTGACGCCGCATGAGTTTGCCAAGCAGACGGGCGAGAACGTCACGCGGCTTCGCAGTGCCAAGAGGACCGAGTAG